AGTGATACCAGACTTTTAAGGGGTCTAGCTTGGCTTCTAATTTACTTCAAGCCCAATCTTAACCAACCCCACCCCAACCAAACTCAAGGCCCTTAGAAAGGGAAACGCTGTGGTTGAAATACTTCCTGAAGGTCGTCATGACGCATCAATAGTCATAGTAGGTGAAAGTCCCTCAAAGGACGATATAATCCATGACATACCATTCGCAGGTTCACAAGGAGAGTTGTTATTCGATGACATACTAGCTAGATCTGGTATTTTCCGTAAAGATTGTTTGGTTTTACATACTTACCGTAAACAAGCTCCTGGGAACAAACTAGACATAGTGTCAGATCCATTCGAATACGCAACCGAGAACTGGAAGATAATCCAAAAACACCCACGCAAACTAATCATAGCAGTAGGCGAATACGCACTTAGGTTTTTATGTTCTGAAACTGGGGTCACAAAATGGAGAGGCTCGCTGTTATATTCCAACAGAGGAAAAATCCCTGTTATTCCCATGATAGCACCGGCTTCAGTCATACGCCAATATTCTTGGTTAGTGTTATGTCGTAAAGATGCCAAAAAAGCAAAGAGAGTACTGACAGACTTAAACTCCATCGTAGACCACAAACGTACTATCATACACTACGGCCAACTTAAAAAAGATCACGCCACAGAAGAATCAGGACTCATAACTAAAATACTCATAGAAACCTTAAGGTCTTACCACGATGCTCCATGCCTAGCCTTCGATATTGAAACCTTCGCAGAGTGTATTACATGTGTAGGAGTAGCTAGATCTAAATCTGAAGCTGTAGTTATACCATTTACAACCCAGCTTCGACATGAGGATCGGATAGCCCTAATAAGAGAACTCAATATCTTACTATCTAACTCCGCACTAAAAGTAGGCCAGAACCTAGATTATGATGTACAATACCTAACTAAACTCTTTGGTATAGATGTACGTAACGTATGGATGGATACTATGGTAGCTCATAGTGTTATGCACCCCGAGATGGGCCATAGTCTAGATCTTCTAGCCTCAATCTATACCAACAAAAACTTCTACAAAGAGATGCGTAAAGAAGCTGTCAGTGGAAACTATAATAATACTCTATGGGAATACAATGGTATTGATTGTTGTGTCACATACGAAGTAGCCATAAAACTAGCACACGAACTTATAGAAACACAAACCTGGGAATTTTTTCACTCTGTAGCTATGCCAGTAACTAAGACTCTTATCAGAATGGAACATCGAGGGGTTAACATAGATGAAAATCTTAGGTCACAACGTAAAAAAACCCTGGAGCAAGAAGTATCTACTAATCTTGCCCATCCTGATTTGTGTGGGGTTAATCCTAATAGTCCGAAACAAGTTATGGAATACTTTCGAGGACATGGAGTTAAACTCCCTACGCCAAGAGGTCGAAAAACCCCCACCACAGACGTACACACCCTAAAGTTACTACGACCTAGACAACCTAAACACGCCAAGTTTATAGACATATGCCTAGCCATACGAGACAAGCGTAAAATTATAGGTACGTATCTAGAAGCCAAAACTCACAAAGACGGTAGAATGAGAACATCATACAGAACTTCAGCTACAGACACAGGACGTATATCGTCATCTAAAGATGTATTTAAGAAAGGCATGAACCTACAAAACGTACCTGGAGAGCAACGAGATTGGTTCATACCAGATCCAGACTTAGTATTCTGGGAAGCTGACGGATCACAAATAGAAGCACGTATCACAGCATATGTATCTGGAGACATAAACTACAAACAAGGTTTCATAGAAGGTCGAGACATACACACAGAAAATGCAATGGCTTTGTTTAGGATTCCTGAATCCCAGGCTCGAGATCCTGTACAAAATACCCAATACACCTATCGAGACATAGGCAAACGAGCCTCACACGCCATTAACTACATGGTAGGTCCAGGTAAACTCAAAGACTTAATGAACGAGTACGTACCGCAAATGCAATTCACTATGCAAAACTCACGTAGATTTATAGATAGCTTCAAAACATTACGACCTGGGATACACAAATGGTGGATAAACATAATCCAACACCTCAAATCTGATCGTGTAATGCGTACACCCTACGGTCGTCAAAGAATATTTTTAGATCGTTGGGGTGATCAGTTACATAGAGCCGCAGTAGCATTTGTACCTCAATCTACAGCAGCTGATCACATAAACGCAGCTTTAGCTAGAATAGAAATTAGACTAGATTCCATACCTGAAGCAGATGTTTTGCTTCAGGTACATGATTCTATAGCAGGGCAGTGTAGGGTGGGGGATCTAGCTTTAATAAAGTCTATAGTTTGTGAAGAAATGGAAAAGCCTATTCCGAAAGGATTCGGATACTATTGGGAAAACGAGTTAATTATCCCCGCAGATTTTGCATCGGGACCCAATTGGAAATCATGCAAATAGAGCTGGGAGAGAGTAATCTCACATGGGACACTCAGACTTCGCTGAGGTGAGATGACTGTTCTGGGGAGTGCAGTCAACTCTCTCCTAGCATAAGGAGATATCATGCACATCCATATTAAATCTTCATACAAGGATAACTTAAGTGTATATCCTAGTAACGACGATGACAGTGTAGTAATAGCCATACTAGACGACACAATAGTAACAGCTATAGTTTTAGATCTAACCAAAGACGTAGCACTTAAACTTCAAGCCGAGCTAGATGATACTCTAGGATCTAGTAATGTCGAGGTAATTCAAACACAACCAGGCTAAGAAGGATTATGATTAAAGAATCCTCTCATAAGCCAGAAAAGGAATACCAAAATGATTTTATCTCAATGTATCTCGACTATACGAAAGGCCAAGAGTCGCCTAGGGATTTCCATTTCTGGACTGCTGTAAGTCTTCTAAGTGGGGCAGTAGGCAGAAAAGTATGGCTCCCTAGAGGTCACGATAGACTGTACCCGAATCATTATGTAATACTTGTAGCGGGTTCAGCGACAAGTCGTAAAAGTAGTGCTATTAATATCGGAGTAGGATTACTAAGACGAGCTACACAAAGAAAAATAGACTCTGGACTAACTAACAACATAAGCACAATCCTATCAGGTAAGATGACTCCTGAAGCATTATGTAGAGTTATATCGAGTCGAGGTCTAGAAGGGCTGCTAGAATCAGACAACAAACCTATTATAGAGGATAATACATCTAGACCGTGTTATTTGTTTAGTTCTGAACTAGGGGTGTTTTTATCTAAAGCTGCCCAAACTAACGGCTTAGTTGACTTACTCATAGATTGGTATGATTGTCCAGATGTGTTTGAATACATAACTAAAACATCAGGATCAGACTACGTATACGAGGTTTATATATCATTACTAAGTGCCACTACACCAAACTGGATCGCACAGAACGTAA